CAGCTACAAAGAAGCCAGTTCCTAAGAAAGCTAAGTAATGGCAACTACACCTGCAACTTCCGGATTAAGCGTATTTAATCTAAACCTTAATGACCTTGTAGAAGAGGCATTTGAGCGTTGTGGAAAAGAGCTACGTACTGGATATGACCTACGCACAGCGCGGCGAAGCCTCAACCTACTTACTATTGAGTGGGCAAACCGTGGGATTAACCTATGGACCGTAGAGCAAGGTCAGATTTTAATGAATACAGGGCAGGCTATTTACCCTATTCCTGTGGACACAATTGACCTACTAGATACTGTTGTACGTACAAATAATGGTCAAGGCAACAACCAGATTGACATTAATATTACTCGGATTTCAGAGTCTACGTACATCACAATTCCTAATAAAAACGCTAATGGGCGTCCGATTCAGGTATATGTAAACCGCCAATCGGGTAATACATCTGAGGTAGCCGCAACCACTTTGGCTACTGGGTACCCTATATCTGCTACAGACACAACGATAACCCTCACAGATGCTTCTAAATTGCCTACACAGGGGTTTATTAACATTACTACTCTTGGCGTTACAGAGACTATTGGATACCAAAACATTGTTGGAAATCAGATTCTGAACGCTTGGCGTGCTCAGAACGGTACAGTAGCGGCGCCACACAATGCTTTAGATGGCGTATATACAAACAACTTACCATGCATTAATGTCTGGCCTACGCCTAATTCTCCTGGCAATCAGTATACGTTTGTGTACTACCGCCTGCGCCGTATGCAAGATGCTGGAAATGGCGTAAATATTCAAGATATTCCATTCCGTTTGATTACTGCTATGGTAGCTGGATTAGCTTATAATTTAAGTATTAAGTTGCAAGGCGTAGACCCAATGCGGGTTGGCGCTCTTAAAACCGAATATGAACAACAGTATCAACTAGCTGCAGATGAAGATAGAGAAAAAGCATCTATTAGGTTTGTCCCTAGAGTAATGTTTTATTAAGGTATTAAATGCCATCAAAATATGCTTCAGGTAAATGGGCAATTGCCGAATGCGACAGATGTGCGCAGCGGTATATGCTTAAGGAATTAAAAAAGGAAATAATTAAGACCAAGCTGTATCAGATTAAAGTTTGTCCTTCTTGTTGGGATCCAGATCAACCCCAGTTATCATTGGGTTTATATCCTGTTAATGATCCACAAGCAGTACGGGAACCAAGACCTGATGTAAGCTATTTGCAGTCTGGTAACAATGGAGTTCAAACAAATGTAAATGGCGGTACCACACAATCTGGGTTTGGTACACCAGATATGGGTAGTAGACAGATACAATGGGGTTGGGCGCCAGTCGGCGGTGCAAGTAGTTTTGATACGGTTTTAACACCAAATTACTTGATTGCAGTAGGGCAAACAGGTACAGTAACAATATCCACAACTTAGGAGTTTATTATGGGATTTAGATCAGCAGCTGACGGCATTACCAAACAAGGTAAAACCAAAGGCAAAAATTTAGGTGATACAGGCCCAACAGTCGGTATCGAAGGTGGTAAAGGCAAAAAAGGCGCTCGTACTGTTTCTTCAGAAGCTATGAAGAAAGTTGGTCGTAACTTAGCCCGTGCCCACAATCAGGAGTAATCATGGCTAAAAATAACAAACCAGCGGATTTTTATGTAGGGTTTAATTACCCAAAAGGTGGTGGTAATGATATTGGTGTTTACAAGCAACCACAACCAAATACAACTAGCGCTGCAGAAGATGTTACTGATAAAAAAGGTAATGCTCTAAACGAGGCTAATATTTCTGTTGCTGGTACAAGCAAAGGTAACTACAAACCCACTAAAACGGACGGCGTTACAATGCGTGGTTATGGCGCTGCAACTAAAGGTATTAAATCTCGTGGACCTATGGCCTAATGAACTACGCTACGTTATATAATTCGATTCAAGCTTACGCCGAGAACACTGAACAACTGTTCGTAGCTAACATTCCTGTATTCGTACAAGAAGCTGAAACTCGTATATATAACTCAGTTCAAATACCAGCTTTACGTAAAAACGTAACGGGAACTGCAACGGCTAATAATAAATATCTTTCTTTACCTAATGATTGGCTATCTAACTATTCTATAGCTATGGTTGATTCTACTGGGAACTACAGTTATTTATTAAACAAAGACGTTAACTTTATTCGTGAAGCTTATCCAACACCGACAGCTACAGGTGCGCCACAGTATTACGCTTTGTTTGGGTCTCAGTACGGTAATCTTAATGAGATGTCTTTAATTCTTGGCCCTACTCCAGATCAAAACTACACAGTAGAGATGCACTATTACTACTACCCACCTACTATTGTGCAAGGTCAGATTACTGGTACAGGAAGTTTGAATGGCGGTTCGTTATATACCAATGGAGTATACCAAAACATTGCTTTGACTGGTGGTTCTGGTAATGGCGCAATTGCTGATATTGTTATTGTTGGGCAAACAATTGTGTCTTGTAGCATTACTTTTGGTGGTCAATTTTATGTTGTAGGAGATGTACTTACAGTACCTAATACCTCTATTGGAAACTCTGGTTCTGGGTTTTTTATTACCGTAGCTTCTATTACTAATGCAACTGGAACTAGCTGGCTTGGCGATAATTATGATCCAGTTCTTTTTTATGGCGCTATGCGTGAAGCTATGCTTTTTATGAAAGGCGAGCAAGACTTAATTTCCTATTACGAAGGAAAATATCAAGAAGCTCTAGCCCAACTTAATCGCCTTGGTTCTGGTCTTGAGCGTGGTGATGCTTACAGAGACGGGCAACTTAAACTTAACATTAGTGGGATGGGTGCTTAATGCCAATAACCCAAGGTTTAACCACCTCTTTCAAGCAAGAATGTTTAAGTGGCTTACAGAACTTTGCTGTTGGAACGCCATATACTTACAAAATTGCTTTGTATAACGGTAATGCCAATATTGGTACAGATATTACAGCGTATACTACAACCAACGAATTATCAACTGGGGGCGGATACGTAGCGGGGGGTAAGGTTTTAACAGTTATTCCCCCAATGTCCAATATTACTTCAAATACGGTTTATGTTTCTTTTGCTAATGTAATTTGGAACCCCGCTTCATTTACTTGTAATGGGGCTTTAATATATAATAGTACTACAGGCGCATCAGTATGTGTGTTAAATTTTGGGTCAAATAAAACCGCAACAAATACGTTTACAATAACCTTCCCTGCAGATACATCGTCAGACGCAGTGATAAGATTTTCTTAATAGGAGCAATTATGCAAAAAGAAATAGCAAGCTGCGGCGATAACGCAATAGCTACATTACAAGCAAACGCAACCATTCCAGAAGGAATGAGTGCTGAAGGCTACTACCACGTTGTTTGCCGTGATAAAGATGGCAATCTTAAATGGGAAGAAGAAATCCCTAACCTAGTCGTTGCCGTAGGTAAGCAGTTATTGCTTGATACTTTGCTGCGTACTTCTGGTACTTATACTACTGTTGGACCATTCTTAGGTCTTACAAAGGTAAGTTTGACCCCAGCTGCTACTGACACAATGACTACATTGGTTACCACTAACGCAGCCGAGTTTACTAACTATACAGTTGGCGGTTCAGCAGTTCGTGGCACAGCCGTATTTGCTGCTTCTACTTCTACAGGATCTACACCATCTAACGTAACTACTTCAGCAGCTACTGCGATTACTTACACCATTACTGGTGCGGGTGGTACAGTTTATGGTTGCTTCTTAGTAACAGGCGCAGGCGCTGTAAGCACACAAAGCTCTACAGCTGGTGTTTTATATTCTGAAGGTAATTTTTCTACTGCTAAAGTAACAACTGCTGGTGATACTGTAAGCGTTACTTACCAAACCACGGCTACTTCGTAAGGAGTTTTAAATGGCTCTAAAAGTCGCAGATCGGGTCCTTGAGACTTGTACATCTCCAGGTACAGGCGCTGTTACGCTTCTTGGAGCTACTGTTGGGTACCAAACATTTTCGGCAGCTATTGGTAATGCCAATACAACTTA